CTAGTGTCTGCTCTGTGATTGCCTCTGCGATTGCTGCGGTAGCATCAACAGTTGCATCTGCTTCAGCAGACTTTTCTGCGCCAAGATCAATCATCTCGGCAGTAGATACATCGGTGCGACCATGATCATCGTCATAGGTGTTGCAACCGCACTCTAGGCACTTGTGACCAGCAGACTTCTCTGCATCCATTTCCTTGTGTGAGTTTTTAGCGTAATCCATGTGACCAGAACACATCTTTGAGTCGCAACCCTTGCAGGACTTGCAACCATCGCACTTGCAACCCATAGTGGTATCTGGTTCTTTTACAATTTCTGCCTCGGCAGAGAGTTCAATGTCTGACATAGGTGCTGCTTCTCCTTCTTGAACTTCGCCTTGATACCAAGCAATAAGATGGTTAGCGACTTCAACGAGTTGGTTTAGGGAATAACTCTCATCTGCGCCTTCGCCCATTTCTGAGGCTTCAGCAACAATGAGTGCCGCAACTGCGCGGCGAGCGGCATCAAATGCCACTTGGTCAAACTTCACGGTGTCGGCATCTAAGGCTTTGACCGCATTGACGAGATCGTCTGCTTTCTTCACATTCCACTCCTCGGGTAGTTGGTCAATCGCGTTTAGTGCGCGAGCGCGGCGAATGATGTGCTTCTTTACTGCGGCAGGGTTCTTAGCCCGACCAAACGCCTGAATAGCGTTTTTCAGATCAGAGATGTTTGCGATTGGGTATGAACCGTCAGGCATAGCCGCACCACTATCTGCGAGGCGCGCGCGCTCTTCTTCTGAAACTTCTCTTTTAGCGATCTCGCTTGGGAGAGGTGCTTTGTATTCGTGCATCTCTTCTACCTGTACGAGGGTGGATTCCCCATCAACTGACTTAGCCAAGATCAACTTAGCGTTAGGGTTGGCAGGGCGATCTACGAGGGAAACCTCAATGATTGATCCATCAATGATTCGACCATTAGCAGCCTTGTTATCGCGCACTACGCGAGGAGCTTTAATGCCTACTGAGAATCCGCGATAAACCTGAGTCTTAACCTTCTTAACTGCCAAAGGATCAACAACATGGACACCAATAATATGCTTGCCGTTCTTGTTTTCATATTCCTTGGCTACTCCCGCCGCGTTAGGGCCGTGCATCTCACGGATATTTCCCCCTGATGTGAACCAATCCGGCATAGCCTTCTCAAGCCATGCAGGGTCGCAAATCTGTTGATCTAGGTCTAGTGAATCATCTGTGGCGTTGCCATAGACCATAAGGGTTCCATCGTCATTCTCGTCATACTTGAGAATGGAGGCATAAGCGGTAGTGAAATCGTTCATAAGTGCTTTATCCTTTTTTTCGTTTTCCTTGGAAATTCTGTTTGCCCAACTGCGACCAGCATCGCCACCCCATAGGAGCCAAGCGATATAGCCAGCAGAATCCTTGCCCCAACCTTCGCCTTGCTTATCTACTTCGTGACGAGCAAAGTAACTGACCATTCGGTGAATGGTGTCTAGCGATATTGATGCGCCATTTGATAAATCTCTTGCGCGAGCAACGCCTACTTCTGTACCACCGCGACCATGCTTTTCACGAAGTTCTAAGCCTCGCTTAGCATTAGCGCGAACTTCCGCAGGTGGAACAAAACCCTCAGACATTAGTTACCTGCTGACCAAAGGAATGAAACTGAAGTGTTAGCGCCTGAAGCGATAACTGAGATGGTGGTTCCTGATGAGAACTCAACCTGAAGAGTAGCTCCAGCAGCAATGCCGATACCCTGAGTTACGCCTGAAGCGGTAACGGTTCCATCTCCGATATAGATGGTCTTGCTTGAGTCATTGTTGCGGATAACGACCAAAGCTCTACGAACTCCAACTGGGGTTGTAAGTAGTGTCTGTGCCGTTGTTCCTACTGTGATTGTGCCGTGTTGAAGTGGCGCGATTGAGGTTGCCATTTATTCTCCTAGGTTTGAGGTGTCTGAAATGTAAGGGGCGATATCACACATACAGTTTGGGTGAACCGGCGCATCTCCATTAGGCCAATCGGCATCAATGGAAATAGGGGAAGCATCAAGATTGACTTGGCACTCTTCGCAAGGATCAGCGACTAGCCACTCAACCATCTCAACATTTGAATCTCGGTATTGGGCGAGTTCAGCTTGAACTACTGCGCGACTCATCTCGGTCTGTGCAATAACAAGGGCTTGCTGAGGGTCGTTGATAACTTGATCCACCATTATCGAAACTTCTTTAGGAGTAATGCCTAACTGTAAAGCATTACCGAGAACAGTTCCAATGCGATCTAATTTTGTATTGCTTACACCATCAATAGTCAATCCTCGACTATCAAGCAATCTTTGCAATCCACCTGAAGGTTGAATCAAAGTTGCTGCGGCTTGGTTGCCGGGCTTCCAAGTATCCCAATTAACTACGCCAACATTGGCAGGTTGAACTGCTTTCTTGAGGCTTCTGTTAATCATTACCTTGGCTGCGGTATCACCAAGAACCCAACCATCTGCATAGATCGGTGTAAGCGAAGCAACAAGGGCGGCCTTGTTAGGCGTGATATGGACTTTAGCCCAATCCCTTACTTGCTGATTTGTAACTTCTGTGTGACCGAGGAAGGCATTAAAGAAAGATTCCGTAATGTCATCGGCGTTAAATGCACTTCTAAATCCTTTGCGGATCTGTGTAGCGTGTTTAGCAGATAGGCGCACTAACGCGCCATGCCACTCCATTACAACCCCAAATAGCGTTCGGCGTACCAACGAGCGCCGTCAAGATCCCGAGCCTCAACGAACTTGTTGAGAACCTCGGCGTAGGCGTGGTCTAGGTGTTCAAAGTTGAATGGTCGAGTAGCGGTTCCGCGATTGACCCAACGAATGAACTTCTTAACTTCTTCTTGGGCTGGCTCTGCCTTTGGCTCGGCAGGTGCTTCTGTTGCGCTTGGCTCGTTATCTTGAACGCCTGACTCATCAAGTGAGGTTCCTGCGGCAACTATGCCTTCAGGGGTGAACATAAAGACTGACTGACCTGCAACAACAAACGGCATATCAGCTTCAGGTGTATCAACAAGAGGCAATCCGTTGTCATCGCGCCACTCGTTAATAGTCAAGCCGCCTGAACGCTTCTTGAGGTCATCGCGCTTGGCTGATTCTTCGTTGTCTGTGGCATCGCTTGCGGACAAGCGGAACTCAAGCTCGCGTGGCATACCCAACCAACGATAGGAGAGGGCTGAGAGTTGCTGAGAAAGCCACTTAGCAGTTGGTGTAATACCGATTGCTTCTGCGGCTTCTTTCTCGCCCTGCTGATGACCTGAGCCACCAAGACCAGTCTTGGCAGAGAATCCAAGTTCGGTAGGGAGAACGCCAAAGTGTCCGGTGATGGAGGTGATGAGGTAATCATCTAGGCGATCATTGAACTTCTCGGCGTATCCTGCTTCAAACTGCAACTTTCCACCTGGGAGCAACATACGCATACGATTACGCTGCTCAGTCTGACCTGAGAGTTCATCGTTGTAAATATATTCGTAAGCCTGAATCTGCTCAGGGGTAAGGTTGGCTGACTCAGGGAGTTCAAGCCAAGACTTAGGCATAACGCCATCGGTGAACTCGCCCTTGATCCATTGCTGACGGCGAAGGTAGATATCAGCCATTGGAAGAGCGCGCTCAACAGGTGAGTAGCCCCAAATGGAGTTAGCGCGGCGGTTGCGAACAAGGTAAGCAAGTTCATCGCTTGAGAACTCGCCATCTGCCTCTTCATCATCTATTGGTGCGTGGAATTCAGAGCGTGGGAATCCAAAGAGGATCTGTTGGAAGGCAGGGCCGACTGATGGCTCAGGGCGCATACCGCGATCATCAAGGAGTGGCTTAATAGTTGAGCCGTCTAGGATCTGCAATCCGCGAATCTCGCCATTAGCCTTCATCTGAGGCCAAATAGCAAGGGCATCAAGAACATCCATCTCTTCGATTGCCATATTGAGCCAATCAACGAAGGTAAGTCCGTTGGCAGGGTCAGGTGTTTCCCAAAATGCGCGCATACGAGCGATCTCAGGCGCGAACTTAGCGCGAGCCTCAGACATAGCGCGAAGGTGATTACCACCTGATTCGGCAATGATGCGCTCAGTAGCGGAATCTGAAAGAACGATATCCCAGTTAAGTCCGGCAATCTTAGCCTTGCGAACCTCAATACAACGGCGAAGAATATCAATTTGATCTGCGGCTACGCGAAGGGTCTTAAATGGTACGAGGCGGTTCTCAAAGAGGTTGATGTTCTGAGCAACTAAGAACTCGTAACGGCGTGGATCAGCGCGGTTTGTGCGTGGGTTGAGTGGGTTGATCGCGTTTGGATAAAGCGGAACGGCAGCAGGGAATGGTGCGCTACCAAGAATAGGGTTGCGATACATAGGGTCAGCGTTGTAGTGCTGAGTATCGGTGCTGGTAATTGCGTTCACATTGACTGGAGATGCTGAAGGCGCAAGCGTTGGCGCTTTAGTAATCTGCTCCGCTACTTTAGCGGCTAGGCGATCTAACAAGCCCATCTATTCTCCTTTATTAGCGTACCCAAATCATACCTACATCGGCAGTTGGTCTAAGTTCGTTTCTTTTCCAGCCATCTGTTTCCCAGGCTTTAGCGTGTGCATCTCGCCAAGCCCATAAATCTTGATCTATGTCGTACCACTTATCAGGCTGATCTAAGTGCGGTTCTATGAACTGCGGTGCTATCTCGGTGTAGCCAAGAGCGCGCAGATAGTCTAACTGCTTTTGATGTTCGTCTATCGTTGCCTTAGTCCACTCAAAGGTAAGCATCTTGTATTTACAGATCATGCCTTTGAATACCGACCACTCAGCGCCTTCAACATCTATCTTGATGAGATCAGGCTCGCCGTATATCTTGGCGAGGGTGTCTATCGTGATCGTATTGGCGTGGGTAGTCCAAAAGAGTTTGCCGGCATAGGGCATTGTGTCCGAGGTAAGCCACTCTTTATTGAGGGTGCTTAGGCCATCTTCTTGTGCCTCGTAGAACTCCACGCGCTCGTTATCTTTATCAGATGCGGCGAACTTGAGTGGGGTCACGCGAGGGTTGTAGATAAAGTTCTTGACTAGCTCTGCATAAATCCGTGAAGGTTCTAGGGCTACTACATCGTAGCCAAGAGCGAGCGCAACAACAGTAGCATCGCCACGATTAGCGCCGATATCAAAGAATAACGGCAAGGTTTGCCTCTATCGCTTGGCGGTACTCATCGCTGATCTCCATAGAAAGCAACTCATTGAAGATTCTGATGGATTCATCTCTGCGACCTAGCCACCAACCTGCAACGGCTTCTTCAAAATCTAAGGCGTACTCCACATAGCCAACATCTGTCGGAAGTGGGTTGTATCCAAAGTCATCGCCTGAAACATTCTGACCAATTCGAGCATAAACCCAAGCCTCGCGCCAGTTACCTTGGCGTTCGTGGAACTGCGACAAGAGGAAGAATCCTTCTGGGCGATCAGGGTCGTATCCGATTGCTTGCATAAGGCAATTAGCAACTGTTGTTAGGCGGTCTGTCTGCTCGTTAAAACATTTGGCAAGTTTAAGCAGCGAGGTATAAACATAAACATCGCCCCACTCTTTGCCATACTCGGCGGTGCGTAGATAGAAAGAAACTGCGCTCGCTATCTGATCTGCCTTCTCGTACTCAACCGCGACCTCAAAGTTTAACTGTGGGTTGAAAGGGTCTTTAGATAGTGCATAGATAAGTTCATCAAGCATCAAGCGCCTCCGCTATTAGATCCTCAATAATAACGCGCGGCGTTACTAATACAAATGCGGCGTTATCTGCAACGGCAAAGCTAATCAGCAAATCACCTTGGTATTCGGCAATCCCTACGCAGAACTCAATCCTGAAATCTAGGAACGAGAACTCTTTAGATAGGCCGACAAGGTTTAACTGATCGTCATATACGCAAAGTCTGTGACGGTAGATGCCGTCTTTTTGGTTGAGGTAGTTCTTGAAGAGATCAACCTCATGCGTTATAGAGATGTAACAGTTGCCCCATCGTATGAGTTGAGAGCCGCCGCGCTGATCTTTAGCGGGCTGGATTCCTTGGCGAACGCTAACCTGCTTGGTCTGTGTTCCATCAAACTCGACAACTTCAACAGGGCTAGACCACTTAACAAAGTGATAAGGGCGATCAAGTACCGGCATCCAGTTCTTCTCGCAGTACGAGTTGTCTGGCGCTGGCGCAGGAATTCGCTTGCGATCAACTTCCTTTGCAACCCAGTTCTCTTTGTCTAGCGTGATCTTGGTTAGTTCCATACGACCCACGCCGTTAGTTGTGGTATCGCGGCGAACGCCTATGAGGTAATAATCATCCCAATAGACAAGGCGAGCATCTTCAAGCCCGACAAACTCCCAAATGGGTTGATGTAGCTCTAACATCTCAACCTTGGTGCAATCGGTCATTACTAGGTCGCTATTGAGGCGTACTAAATAATTCTCGGTGACTAGGCGCTGATCCTTTTCAGGATGAAGATAGGCAAGCGGCCCCCATCGTGAAGGATAAAGTTGCTTGTTCTCGCTATGGTAAAGAATGTAATTGACCACGCGGACATTAACGAGGATATCGCCGTCAGGATCAATAAAGACCGAGGGGTTCATTCCCCCAAAGGTATTGGGTATTGCTATGGGTGCTAACTTGCCACCCTGTTCAACCGCCTTTTGAACGAGGTTCATTGGGCTACTCTATCAAGTTCACAAGCGAGCGTGTCTTGTCCTGTGAGAGTTGCGTATAGACCTGAGTAGTGGCTACTGAGGAGTGGCGCATTAAATCTCTAACGGCTAGGAGATCGCCACCGGACTTCTCTAGCATCGTAGTTGCAAAGTAATGCCGTAAAGAGTGAAAGTGCTTGGCGTTCGGGCCGAGGATTCGGCGCATCTCGTCTGCCGCCTTCTTGGAGAAGCCATTAGGGTCAATAACCCATAGTCTGCCAAGAGTGCCGTGAGATTGGATCATCTCGGCAACTCTCTTGGCTACTGGAACGATCAGATCGGTCTTGCCTTTGCCAACCACCCGTAAGGAATAGCCGCCGTTATCTTCGATCAGATCAGCGCCTTCGATCTTGGCTACTTCGTGCGCGCGTAGTCCGACTAAGCCGCCGAGTATGAACCAATCCTTGTAAGGTTGCTTAGCCTCAGCCATCAACTTATCAAATTCAGCCTGGGTAACAGGCTTGGGTACGCCACGACCTGATTTAACCTTTGGCAGATCCTCTGCGGCGTTATTGCCGTTGATGAGGTTCATCTTGTTGAGGTGCTTGTAAATCGAGCGTAGGCGCGAAACATAGTTTGCCTTGGTGGATTGCTTGGTAGCCGATAGGACTACCTTCTCAAGGTCTTGAACAGTAGCGAGCGCAGGGTGAACGCCTACGCGCCGAATAATCTGCCAATCGGTACGGATCACATAGGGGCTAAACCCCGAGGTGTCGTAACGGTTCTTTAGTTGCCGGTATATCTCGTCAAGAGGTACTAGCTCAGTATCTCCCATAGATAAACCCAACTGCGATCCCACATATAAAACCCATGATTGCTAGTGCCATAGATCAAGGGTAACAGGTCTTAACTCTCTGTGGAGTGTTCCAGTTACGCTTCTAGGCTGGCTAGGTAGGCTTGGT